GAGGGAAGGTCGGTGGGGCTCATAGGAAATTGATAATTGAAAATTTGAAATTGACAATTTGCAATTTGCATTTTTCAAATTTCGGAGACGAATCACGTGATTCCCACCCCCTGCTCCTCGAACGGTCCCTGGAGCACGCTGATCTGGGCGTTGAGCTCGCGGAGCTCGTCGTACAGCGACTGGCGGTAGGCGACGTGATCGACCTGTTGGCCGTCGATCGAATACGACGGCTTGCCGCCGCTGGCGGTGGAGTTCATGGCCGCCAGCTCGGCGATCACGCTGGAGCGGCGTGTGAGGAGGTTGGTGATGTCGGACATGGTGGGGGAGAAGTGGTGGATTAGGAGGATCGAGGATGGAGGATCGAGGATGGAGGATAGCGAGGCGCGGGTGCAGTCGTTTGCCATCCTCCATCTTCGATCCTCTATCCTCGCCGGCCGTTTGCGGGATGTCGTGCGGACCGGATGGGACGATGGCCTCAGATCAAAGGGACGTAATGGTGCGCGGGTGCTCGCTGTCGGTGATGCCGTTGAGGGCGCAGAATTGGCGCCAGGCGTCTTCCTTCGATTCGGCTTCGAGCTCCAGCTCCGGAAACTCGAGCGGCGTCGGGCAGTTCAGCGAAACGAGGTAGCGGTAGAGCGTGGGGACGGCGGGTGTCGGGGAGGACATGAGGGGCTCCGGAGGGAAAGAGGAATTAATGCGGAATGGCGAACGGCCGGCGTCAGCCGGCTGGTGGCACCGAGCATGATGTTGCCAACGATTTCGGATCACGAAGATCACAGATGAATCACGGTCAAAAGATCACGAAAACACGAAAGGGCGAAAATGCGAAGGAAAATTCAGCCACAGATTCACACGGATGGACACAGATACGATTTGGGAGTTCATTGATGACGACTGTGTTAAGGGTCTCTTTCTCGCTTTCGCGATTAGGCGCGGACAACTTCTTACGCTGAAAGCGTTTTGCAGCGCAGCCCAGGGTTGGCGGCGCAGCCGACTACTCTGGGTTACGGCCCAAATCGGGGCGACCCAACCCTGAAGGGGTTGCACAAGCGTGGTCGGAAATGTGGAAATGCGAATCACGATGTGACTGGGGTCAGGATTGTCCCGTTCGACGATGTGTCATGATCATGTCACCCTTGCGCAACCCTTTCAGGGTTGAAGCGCGATCCTGAGGTGTGCCACCCAGGGTAGCCCGCTTGTGGCGGGCAACCCTGGGCTGCGCTGCGTAACGCTTTCAGCGTATGATCTACTGGCGGCGCGTTGCTTCGTAGCGTGGGTGAAGACCACGCTACGAAGGTGTGGCGCCTACTGCGAGCTGCGGACGAGGACGCGGGGTTCCACGACGGCGGCGGCGCCCCGTTCGCTGGCTTTCCATTGCATCACGATGTCGCGCTGGAACTCGGCCTCGCTGTTGGTCGCGGCCTGCACCACCGTCAGCGGGAAGTTTTCCATGTAGTTCACCGCGCGGGCCACGTCGCCGATGAACCAGTCGGTCGCCGGCTCGGAAGCCAGCGACATCCGCGCCCCCAAGAGCTGGCTGCTGATGATCCGGTACGACTGGATCGGGTTGGGCGTGACCGTGCGCGTCGGGTTGCCGCTGGTCGCGAAGCCCGGCGTCACGACCTGGATCTCGGTCGCGGTCACGATCCGGCGGGCCGTGTACAGCTTCGACCGCGTCACGACCAGGTCCTTGGGCGTGACCATGATCGGCTCGCCGGTCCACGGGTCGCGGATCGCGCCCAGCACCTGCTCGGCGGCGTCGACGTTGCTCCAGTCGGTCAAGGTGTTGCCGCTGGCGATCACGTTGACCCACGGGCTGGTCGCCTGGTAGGTGGCGTAAGTCGTCCCCTTCCAGTTGTAGCGGTGCGTGGTCGTATTCTGATCGACGAACGCGTCAATCAGCCGCTTCTCTTTGTTGAGGCCCAGGAATTCGCCCACTTCGCCGCACCGCGCCAGTAAGACGCCCGTGCGATCGAAGAACACCGCCTCTCTGGTGAGGGCGTCGATCATCCCGCGCTTGAGGGTCTGCGGCGTCTGGATGTAATCTTCGCTGACGCCGACCAGCGGATACGGCCGGCCTTCCGGGACAACCTGGGCTTCGTCGCCGATCCGCGAGATGCCGGCGATCTTCTCGCCGTTGAACTGCGTGGGGATGTTGGGAACGATCTTGGAGAACACGTACTCCTCGGCGGCAAACGCCTGCAGGATGCGGGAGTACACGATCTGGCCAGTGATGTTGGAGAACTGGGCCGTGTCGATGGCTCCGGCCGCTTCCGTGAGGCTGATGCCTCCGCCGCCGTGCCGCGGGTTCCAGGAATTGACGATTTCGCGGCCACCGGTAATGAACTCCTCGAACAGCGAGCGGATCGAGACGCGGTTGAGATCGATCTGGCGGGATTCGAGCCCCTCGGTGAACGATTCCCAGAGACGGTATTCGCTGTCGCTTTCGCACAGCACCTGGGCGCCGTTGGGGCAGCGGAAGTATTCACGGAAGTTCTGCCGGGCGCGGTCGCGTTTGGCAGCCTGGAAGAAACGAGCGAGTTGACGGGAGTTCATGGGGGGCTCCAAGAAAAGGGTCGAAGGGGTCGAAGAGTCGAAGGGGTCGAAAGGGATGGGGGGAGAAGTCGAAGGGAGAAGAGTCAAGAGAGAGGAGCGAATTGTCCGATGGATTTTCGTTTCGGCGACTCTTTGACTCTTCGACGCCTTCGACCTTTTTGACTTCGTCTACACGAACGCCGCGCGTTGCTGGTAGGCGGCGACGTAGTCGACGTTGACGACTTCGCTCGAGGCGGCGCCGGCGGCGACGTAGACGCCGGCCTGCAGGTTGGCGAACGACGTGTAGTTTACGATGTGCTTGATCGGCCGATTGTTCACGTCCAGCAACTGCTGCGAATTGACGAAGAACGTGACTTCGGCATTCTGCGAGTCGATTTCGTTGACTTCGATCCGCAACGACTGCTGTGCGGCGCCGCCGGCGGTTGTCTGGCTGGCGGTAATCGTCTGCGCCCCCCCTTTCGAGGTGACGCAGGCCCAGACGGTGGTGTTGCCGACCTTGTAGATGCCGAAGCCGTTGAAGTTGGCTTTGACGCCGGCGCTAGCCGCCTGCATCTGTCCGGTCACGTTGACGGAATCGGAAAACCCGGCGAACACGTTGGCCTTGTTGGTCGCCGCCTCACTGTACTGGATGAGGGCCTCGAAGAGCAGCGGCTGTCTGCTGCCGGGAATGAAGGGCGCGGCAGTCGTGCCGATCGCCGCTTCATTGTTGGCCGTGGCGCCGGTCGTGAGCAGAACGGCCCCGCCGAACAGGGCCGCGCCCGAGGCGATCGCCACGCTGGCGCCGCCCGAGCCGGTGGCAAAACTGGTCCACAGGTGAGGGCTGATGAACCATTCGAAGTCGTCGAAGAAACCGAACATCCGGCGTTCACGGAGGCGTTGAGGAAGGTCGAGGAGTTTCATGGGAAGGGGGGTCCTGGGGAGGAAAGGGTCGAAGGGGATTGGGATCATTGCAAATTGCAAATTTTAAATTGAAAATTTGCAATTTGCATTTTTCAATATCCGTTGCGTTGGCGAGGAGACGATCATCTGATCGCCGCGGCGAGTGCCCTGGCATCTTTGGGGAGCGCGACGCTGTCCGCTTCGACGAGCGGGCGACTGATCGTGGGGCGCGGAGAACGCCCCGAGAGGAGAGAGGAGCCGGCACGCTCGGGCCAGCTTTCGATCAGCCGCACGCGCTCGTCTGCGGAAGTGAGCGCCGCCAGGGCCTTGAGCCGCACGCCGTCGCAGGCGCGGTCGTGCGATTCCAGCAATTCGCGGCACGCGGTTTCGATTTCGAGTCGCTCGATCCGCTCGATGAGCTGCACGACGAGCGGATCGGGATGAACGGGCGGAGGGGCCGACTCGGCGACGGGAGGCGCGGGGAGACGCGGGCCATCACCGTCGCCGGTCGGGTTGTCCGCAGTCAGTTCGTCTGCGGTCAATTTCTGTTCGGCAGGGAGGACGTCGGTTGCAGGAGTGGGCATCGGGTGCTTCTCGCTTTCGAAGAGTCCGGCGTTGGTCGCCGGGTTCTGGACCAGGTCCACCGAGCGGACATGCTCGATGGATTCCACGACATTTTTTCCGCGCTGGTGCGCGACGCGTCCCTCGGCGTTGTGCGACAGGCCGAAGCGCCGGGGATTTCGTTCCGCGGCCTCGACGATCACCGCCGCCTGGGGATGACTTTTGAAATAGTGCAGGTCGCCGAACACGCCTTCCGAGCGCACGGCGACGCCGGCGAGCCAGCCGAAGCCGGCTTCGACGGGGCGGTTCCGCACGCCGTCTCTGGTATCGGCGTGATTCAAGTTGACGCCGATTCCTTCATACAACCGGGCCGCATCGTGCAGAGCCTGGTCGCTGTACTCGCGGCCGTTGCGGGATTGGCGTCCGAGAACCTTGACGCCGCGAATGACGCCGGCATCGTGGTCGACCGTGTGGGTATCGGAGAAGGCGATTTCGAGGAGCTGAGGCATGGGGATTCGGAATGCGGAGTGCGGAGTTCGGAATGCGGATGACGGTAACGATTGCAAATTGAAAAATGAAAATTTGAAATTCGCATTTTTCAATTCTGATCTGTTGAGGGATGCGGGTTTACGATTCCACCATACTCCGCTCGCTGCTGCCGCTCGGCTTGGTAGTCCAGGCCGGCCTGGGCGGCGGCGGTGCGCGGGCTGAGGATGCCGAGTCGCATTTGCAGCTCCTGCGTCTGCGCCAGTTTCAACGAGTCGCGGGTAGCGACCGCGGGAGCGTCGATCTTGACCTCGACAAGGCTGGCCAGAGTGTCCCACGACACGCCAAGCCGTGCGAAGCGGCCCGCTTCCCACGCCAATCGCACGACCTTCCAGAGCAGCGAACGAAAGTGCCGTTTGTAGAATTGCTGGTCGGCTTCGCGGGCTTTCACGAAGGGGGACTCGGCGACCAGGCTGCTGGCGTAGTTCGCATTGCTGGCATCGGCCGAGATCAGGTACTCGGGAATGTTCCAGCGGACGGCGATGGCGCGCAGCAGGTACTGGCCGACGAGCAGAAAATTCGGATTGCGCTCGGAGCCCATGGGACCGGGTTTGTAAACGAGGCCCGCGCTGGGTCGCAGTATTGTGCCGGGGGGATAGAGGTTGACGTCCTGGTCTTTCCAGCCTCCGCCGGCGACCGGGCGCTGATAGCGAGTGAAGATGGCATCCCCCGGCGCCTGCGCCTGTGCGGACAACGTGCCGGGAGGCGGCTCGAGGATCCAGGCAATGGCCGCCTGCAGCGCCGCGCTGTGGGCCGTGTTCCGCCGCAGCTTGGCTTCACGCTCCAGGTCCCCCAGGACCGGGTAGAAATCGCTCACGCCGCGCTTGGCGTTGGCGGGGACATTGCGTTTGAAATGCTCCAGGCACCCGGCGGGAACGTAGTCCCAATCGAGCCCGGTTCCGTCGGCGACGACGTGATAGCCCAGCGGTCGGTTCGTCTCATGCGCCGGCGTGTGGACGCCGAATTTCCAGCAGGAGGGGAATTCGTCGCCGCAGCCGAGCCAATCTTCGAGCGGCCGCGTATCGGCGGGTTGCGTGATCTGTTCGCATTCGAGAAATCGGGCCGAGATCCGGCCGGCTGGTCGCGGCGTGAGCAGCAAAAACGCCTCGCCATCCTCGCGGCTGCGGGCATGTGCCTCGCGGTCGAGCGAGCCGTAGAAATCGTTGTCGTCCAGAAACAGGTCGATCGTCTGCTGCACGGCCCGGGCCAGTGCGGCGGCGCGCTGGTCCAATTTCTCGCCCCCTTCGGAAGGGGGGGCCAGGGGGGGTGAGGTCAAGCTATCGATCGACTCTGCCGGCAATCCCTGCATCGAGACGACGGGCTGGGCCGTGAATGTAAATCCGGGCCCGATTACATAATTGGCGAGCGCGTCGATGACGCCGGCGTACATCGGCGTGAGCGTCGCGACAGAGTGCGAGCGTCCGCGGATGCGGGCCAGGTCTTGCTCGCATTGATAGATCGGCCAGAGTTTTCCTGCCTGGCGATCGGAGAGGACGGCGAACTGGCCGTGGAGGGGCAGGCCGAAATCGGGCGTGTCGGTCAGGTATTCGCGGCGATCGACGAAGTCGCCGAAATCTTCGACAAGAGGCTGCTCTCGCGCCGTGGCCGCTTGCAGACGGCGGATTTCCAATTGCAGGCGCAGGGCCGTGCGCTGGGCACGCAGAGACTTGAGGGAGGCGGGAGAGGTGGAGTTCGGCATGCTGGTTCCCGGCGTCTCGCGACGGTGGGGTGGGTGAAAATCACACCTGGTTCAAGTTCCGATCTGGGGCGGACTGTTTTTCGTCAGCCCCATAGTTTCATTATGCGCACGGAAATCGGATTTGTCAATAGCAGTTTGGACAAGTT